TTTCGTTTAGGATATTGAAACGCTTGTCAAAGTCGTTACCCATTAACGGTAATACCTCGGCTGCTCTATCCTTACCATCTGCGAAGTTCAGGACAATACTATTAGCATTGTCCGTTCCTGTCATCTTCTTAACGATGTCGCGGTAGATAGCGTCCTTTTCCTCCTTCGTTGATGGCTCACCGTTTAACAAGTTGATAAGCGTACCACCCACAAACCCGTTCTTGATTGAGTTGTAATGAAAGTTTGCAATCTCAATATCCGTTAGAATGTTTGGAATTGCTCCCGTGTAGTCAGGCAATGGGTAAGTGTCCTCACCTGCACGATACCACTTAACATAAAGGATTCCGCGCTTGTTTGGTTGATTCCAATCGTAAGCCTCGTAGTCTTCATATTCAGGGCGCGACTTGTCCCAATCATCCGAAACAAAGAATTGTTCGTTATCCTTGTCGCTACGTATCTTTTCAAAAGGAACGTGGTAGATGTTGTTGCCTATTCCACCTTTCTTTGGTATAATGTCAATTGCAAAGCCGTTAAACAAAATTAAGTCTAACGCTACCTTTTGCAGAATGTCGTTCGCGCTTTCGTCAGGGTTTGCGCTCTTGATAAACGCATTTAAACGCGCCTCTCTCGTGATGTCTAACCCAGCCTTTGAATACTCAAAGCCATTAGCCGCAACGTATTCTGATTTAGCCGTTACAATAGCGTTATGCTTTGAACTTCGGTTATATAAGTCAATTAGAAATTTAGGATATTGGTTACGGTACGGTTGTTCTGTTCCGTATTGCACGTAATCCTTACCCCTTTGTTGCTTGAACTCGGGCGGCTTTTGAATATCGAATTTGAACTCGACTACCCTAATATCATTTGTTCTAGCTTTCTCCATAAACCACGTAAGTTGAGTTACCACCTGAGTAAGTGGTTGTTACTGTTGCCGTTCCTATCGCTTTCAATATTCCGTTTTCCACTTCTAATAGTCCTGTTGGGTCTAAGTTTGTCGCGCTATTCACATTGTCGTACACCGTGTAGTCGTAGAATCCACTATTCAATTCAACCTCGCCATCTTCTGGGGTTGGACTGCTAGTTTCAACAATAGTTAGCTTGTTGTATCGTTCCGTGTAGCTGCTTGAATCCGTACAAATGCAATAACTTGAAGTAGAAGTATCGCGTTCGGTTAACTTTAAAAGATAGGTCGTCTCGCTTGTCGATGTCCTTTTCTCGGTCAACGTCAAAGCGACTACATTACTACTATCTTTTACTATCTTAATCATTAGGTAAGCGCAATGAAATACTCAATGTCAACGGCTGCCGTATCTGCGATTGCAGAAATAGCTGTTAAGTTCTCAAACGCGCTAAATGTAGATGCGGCTTCTAATACCGCCTCGTTTAGAACAAACTCGCCACCAGCGGGAATTTTAAACCATGCATGTTCTGCTGAACCGTCCGTTAGTTTAAGACTGATAAAGTTGGTATCGTCTTTATTGCTTATTCGTAAGTATTTTAGATTAGCACGAACAAACGTACCTGCACCAGCGGCAGCACCAAATGACACAATGCCTATCTCAGACGTTGGAATAGGGACAATCCTTCGGTCTACTTCGTTAATGTTTGCGAATGTTGAGGAATTAGTACCTCCGTAATCTTTGCCGTTAAGCGTGACTGATTCAATCGTTTGAACCGTTAGTGTTGCGTTTGATATTGTAGTTGCCATGTTGTAAGTTTTCCTTACTTACTAATGTCAACAAGTCTGAAAGTGTTACAAATAAAAAAGCCCCACTCAAACGAGCAGGGCTTTCTTTTTAGTAGTGGTCTGTTAAGCGTTCGTTACCGAATCAGCCAAAGCTAAACTCACCGTGTATGAAGGCTCTTTTTCGCGCCCTTCGAATGCAATGGTATATCCATTGAAATCTCCGAAAGCAGTTCCCGAACCACCTGCCGAAGTGATTATCTCAATACCATTTGAAGCGCCAAGAACCTTAATCACTCCATCGTTAGTTTCAACAAGTGCCACTAATCTGTTTTGAGCGAGTAGCTTGATTTCACGGTCAACCGATGCACTTAGTTTTGGTATCAATATGGTCAACGTAGGCGTGTAGAACCATGTGCCAGCTTGCATCGAACCAGTACCATTATCTGACATGAACGATGTCTCCTTCAATTGTGCGTAAGTGTAGAACACCGTACTTGCAGAACCGAAGGCTGTAACCTCCCCCGAAGCAACTGTTGCTCCGAGGGCTGTCCATTGTGCCAAACTTGCGAACCTAACCGCTTTTATGCCTCCCACCGCATCGCGGCAATCCAAGGGGAAACCCTGTGTTAAAAGGCAGCTCATGATTAAAGAACGATTCCAGCGATTTCTTCTTGGTAAGCTACTTGCGTACCAATGGTAAAGGTTGAACGTAGACGAATCTTATCATCGTCATCAGAGTACCAAACTTTCAAAGCTGATTCCTCATCTTCAACATCAACACCGATAAACATGTTATCCAAGTTTACAGAGTAGATTTTGTTTTGACCACTCAATCCTGCGACTCCGATAATCTCCATGTTAGTGCCAGGCCAGAACATTCTCTTTGTAGAGCTTGCCATGTCCATGTTAGCCAATTGACCGAAAGTAGTTCCACCGTTCAAAAGGTTTGCATTCAAAAGATTGAACTTGTCAATACCCATGAAAATCTTAGTGTTGTTAGACTCTTGGATTCCTTCAGGTGTGTAGTAAGAAAGTCTTTGGATAGCTTCAACCATTGATGCTTGAGTAAACGCAGTCAAAGGTGTTGCGAAAGCCCCTGCCGCGTTTGCGTCAATGTAGTTTGAACCATTTTCAAAGTTCTCGATGAAACCATCAAAGAATTGATAGTTACCTGTTCCTGTTGAATCGTTAGACCTCCAAATCATTCGCTCCAATTCTGCTTGAATCTCACGAACAAACAAGTCCATGATAACCTGCTCGAAAGGAAGTGTTTCGTAAGTTGAACCTGCTGAAAGTTGCAAAGAAAGGTATTTGCTTTCCAAGTCTTTTGGGCAGAACTCTTGAACCAATCTCAACTTGCCAGGAGTCAAAGTTCTTTGCGAGAACGTTACATCTCCCGATACCGTGTTACCGCAAGAACTTCCATCTTGGAAGTATACGTTAGTTCCGATTTTGTTAACTGTTGTTGGCCCTTTTACTTGAGGGATTTTTTGTACTAGTCCAACTGTTGAACCAAGTACAACGGCACGTGCGAGAAGTTCCGTTCTATTCTCGTTTACGTAATCCGTTAAGGCTGATATATTAAATGACATGATTTCTTTTTCTTTTTAGGGTTTGATTATTTGTTAAATAGTTGCTTAGAGAAGTTCTTTACAATTGCATCTTCAGAATCTTCTTTAGACAATACACCGTTAGCGGCTTTCTTCTTTGGTTGTTTGATTGGCGCTTCTGCTGATTGGTTAGCCATTTTTACAACCAACTCTTTAGCTTCTGCAACTTCTTTTTTCAAAGTGTCAATGTCTGATTCTTTAGCGAATCCAACTAGTTTATCAACTCTTTTTTCAAGTGCTGAAAACTTAGCTTCAAGAACTGTTTGAGATTTGAATTTGCTTTCGATGCTTGTTAATCGGTTAGCAACGTCTGCAAGGATTTCAGTTAAAGCAGGGCTGATTTCGTCCGCGCTCATTTCTTCTTCCGTACCTTCGTCAACTACTGGTGCTTCAACGATTTGAATGATAACGCCACCTTCGATAACGATAACTGAACCGTCCTCTAGTTGGTGTTCCCCGTCAGGAGCAGCGATTGAATTACCTTCGGCATCAATTACATACACTTCTGCGCCTTCCTCTACGGATGGTTCAACTTGTACCTCTGTTCCGTCAGCTAGAACCGCCACAACGAATGCGTGCTTTAGTCCGAACATCTTTTTGACCTTGTTAAAAGCGTGTTTTCCCACTGCTTTCTCAACGTCTTTTTCTGTTGGTTTTGACATAATTTATTAGATTTTAGGGTTTATTCCTTATCCAATAATGTCAAGAAGTTTGTAGGTGTTACGTTTTGAAATGTTTTTATATATTTGCAAGAACAAAAACGATTAATAATGATTGAATTAATAGAGGTCGCGCCAAATGAATATAAACCATTTGGAAAAATAACAGTCAGCGACAATGAAGTGAAAACAGTTATAGTTGATGGTGAATCTTATAGCAGAACAATAAGAAAAACTAAAGACATAGAGGTTAGTGAATATCCTTTTTTAAGTTGCATAGAACTTGATGAATTAGAGTGTTTTGGGTTTACCGCTAAAGTTTGGGACTACAGCTATTCGTATTCTACTCTATTTAGAGACGCGCTAAAGGTTGGATATGTATTAAGCACTAACGACTATGTATATTATTGGCAGTCATTATTTCACAGTAACAAACTACCTGACTGGATAAGGAATGTTTATACTGATGAAACTAGGCGCATGGGTAGGGACTTAGATTCTATAAAGCCACATTGCACAGTTAAAATATGCGACTATGGATTTAAAAATTCACTTTATGCCGATATTGATTGGCAAGTTGTTTTTAATTGCAAGGACACTAAAAACGAACATTTAACCTACATAAATAGACTTCTTAAAATACACGGAATAACAATACATCACAATAACGAGCAAAGACAGATAAATAACGCAATCAAACTTTTACTAAAACAACAAAAACAATGACACCTACAAACAACAAATCACTACTTCACTTTATTTTTAATCAAATGGAGAAACTAGACAAAAAGGAGATTGATATCAATGAAGCGAAGACCCAAGCGTTACTAGCTAAACAAGCAAATAACGCATTGAAGTATGAACTTGACCGCGCTAATGTTCAAATGAAACTAGCAGAACACAATAGAGATAGCGCTAGAATTGACTTACGAAACGCTGAATCAACTAACTTCTAAATTAAACACATAGTAATTAAGCCCCGTTCCTTAGTTGGTTCGGGGCTTTTACTTTCTACGGATGCCCCTTTAGAACATCCGTTAACTTAGCAATCAAATCGTCCGACTTGTCTTTTTCATTTGGTGCGTAACCAAAGAATCCCTCAATTGAGAACCCTGCGAACTCACCACTTTTAACGCGCTCCCAAACATCATCATTCTCAACCTTGAACGAACCGAACCAAGAGCCGTTAGGTAGTTTATCAAATCCTTGTGGTGTATGCTTTCGTTCATCAATCAAAAACGATTCGTAAAGGTACACGCCATCTACTTTGATACCATCGTGCATAACGTTAGCTTGGTCGTTTCTACGCTCTTTAAAGAACCTTAGAACGGCTTGTTCAATAACGTTAGGACGGAATACAACGTAGTGCTCGCCCATGTCTTCGTTGTAACGGTAGATTGGTAAGTTAGCAACCATGATAGCACCCATCACAACGCGCTTCTCTTCGTCTTGAATCTTGAAATCAAACTTCGGTTTCTTCTCATCGTTGAATGCTATAAAGTTTCTATTGATAGCAGGTTCGTCAACGAGTGCAATCATGTGAACACCGTCCGTTTCTTCGTCTAATACTAATTCAAATAATTTCATTTCTATCTATTTTTAACCGCCCCCGAAAGTAGCTTGTGATTCAATTTGACTTACGTTGTTTTGTGTTCCTGTTAATTCTGTTTCAACCACATACGCTTGTATAGGCGCAAGGTTGGCTTGTTGCGTGTTACCTAATTCTGTTGTATTAGTTGATACTGGATTAACACTTGGTGCTGTTGGAACACTTGGTGCTGTTGGTGCTGATGGAGTTGAACCACCTGCCACACCGTCCGACTTCTTTAGTGCTTGATAAGCCGAAGCGATACCTGCAGCAACAGCCGCAACGCCAACCGCAATAGCCGCAATGTTTGCAGGGAATGGGCCAGCCGCTTGTGCTTGTGCAATTGCTCCTGAAATTGCAATAGCCGTATCAATAGCAATCTGTGCAACTGCCAACACCTTACGAGCCGTTATAGCTGCTTTGCTTTCACCTTCGATAGCGGAAGCAATAGAACCCAAAGCACTACCCAATGATTGAGCAACCGATATACGGGCTGCTGTTATTGCCTTATCACTTGCTAACTTCTTATCGTCTGCTTTCTTTTTTTTATCCAGTTCAAGCTTCGTGTACTTGTCACGTATTGCTTGTATTTCATTTGCGGATATTTCCTCTATACTAGCCCTTAATTCTCGTTCTTCCTCGGAAGCACCCATAATGCCCTCTAGCTTCCTTTCAAGCATTAATTCAGCGAGTTCTATTTCCCTTGCTTCGCCTTCTTCCATTAATAGAATCTTAGCATCTTGCAAGGCTTTATACA